GATGCTGCAAACATAGCTTCTTCAATTCACGGTGTATCTGCAAAAACCACTCCCGTTGATGCCGATGAAGTGGGGTTGATAGACAGTGCTGTTTCATGGGTATTAAAGAAACTTACCTGGTCTAATATTAAGGCAACTTTAAAAGCTTATTTTGATGACGTATATGGAGCAGGTAATTCGTATTTTTCAGATTATAATGAAACCGACCAGGGAGCAACAGGAAATGGTAAGTCTGCAAAAGCCTACATAGATACTATCGGCACTGATTCAGCCACTTTAGTTTTTCGGCACAATTCAGGTTCAGCCACTACAACATACACTTTTTCAACCAACGAGACAATTCCTTCCAATATCAATGTAATAATTGAAAAGGGTGCAATCCTCTCCATTGATACTGGCGTAACCCTTACCATCAACGGCCCTTTTGAAGCTGGACTTTATCAGGTGTTTAGTGGAGATGGGAGTGTAGCTTTTGGAAATGGAGCTGTTAAGGAGGTTTATCCTCAGTGGTGGGGGGCAAAAGGTGATGGAACAACCGATGATACGACTGCGATACAAGCTGCTATAGATGCTGCTGAAGTCAATGGAGGAGAAGTTGTTTTTCCAGCTGGAACTTATTTAGTAAGTAACTTGGTAGTAGATAGTGATAATGTTGCTCTTGAAGGTGTAGGTATGCGGGTCACTTGGTTAAAAGCGAAAAGTGGTACTACGGGTTCAATTCTTTCTTTTAGTGGAGTAGATTTAGCTAATCATATAAAATTTAATAGGATAAAAGACCTTACAATTTGGGGTAACAGCGAGAATGTTAAAGGATTAAATTTAAATCATGTTTCACTTTTCAGATTTGATAAAGTAGAAATTACAGGATGTCTTGACGATGCTTTATACTGTGACGAAGTTTTTGATAGCGTATTTATTCAATTAGTCGGTCGTAACAATGGAGCTTCGGGGAAAGGGGCTATTCACATATATGATGGGAATGAGGACAACTCAAACAATTTAAGATTTTATGCTCCTCACCTCGAATCAAATACTGGTTATGATATTTATATAGATTCAAGTGGAAATAATGGAAATAATAATAACATTCTTTTTCATAATGCAAAAATAGAAGAATCTTCTGGTTCAGGAACAAAAGCTGTTTATGTAAGTGGGGGCGGGTCGAATGACGAAATAATTTTTCAATCATGCAGATTTATAAATTACAACGATGGTAATGCAATTCACTGGGACTCACCAGGTCATAGCCAAATATTAAATTGTAACTTCTGGAATTCTACACTGGGGGGAACGGGTATAGATTTAGATAATGGCAGACATCAAATTTTTGGCAATCTTTTCTATAATTGGTCCAAAGAAATAGATTACAGCGGAGTTGGTAACGAGAAAGATGTATGGATGTGGGGGAACAGGCGGCAATCCGCAGATGGTAGATTGAATATAGTCAAGAGTGATGGTAGTTCAGTTTGGAGGAAAGATATTGTTCATCGAGGGGTAGTAACGTTTGCTGATGGTGATACTACTCCCTCTGTCAAGTTGGGTTCTCTATTTCTTACACAAAATACTGTGGCGACAACAATAACAGGATTTGATGATGGAAGTATGGGTGAAACTATAAAAATAATATTTGATGATAACAATACTACTATAGACTTTACTGGCACAAACCTAAAAGGCAATACTGGTGCTGATTGGACTCCGTCAGCAGGTGACCATATGACCTGTGTATTTGACGGAACTAATTGGTATTGTAATGTAAGTGATAATACAGTTTGAAAGACATTCAATGAGACAATGAATTAGATTATGAGAAGCTTGCAGATAATTATCTTGGCAATTTATGGACTCTCAATTAACTAAAATACTATCAGCCTGTTCAATGAGCACAAGGATGACTGCTCTAACTTTCTTTCCTGAGCGTTTTCATCTGCCTTTTGCTGATAATGTTCATGGGAAGATATTTAAGTGATAGTGTGAGTAAAAAGGAAGAAACGATGATATGAGTTATTGGGACAGGATAAAATATTTTACTCCCGAAGAGATGGGTGCTGAGGACATGGATTTTGTGTTGATGAATAAGCTAAATATATTCGCAGCACTAATAAGATACCCAGTTATTATTCACTGTGGTTATGAAACCTCTGGCCATGCCCCAGATTCATACCATTATCGAAAAATGGCAGCGGATTTTCATGTTAAGGATCACCCCAATTATGATAAACAATTTCGTATTCTTATGGATTTGAGGTTTAACGGTATTGGCTGGTATCCCGAATGGAACAACCCTGGCTGGCATGTAGATGTTAGGCCCGAAAATCTTTTTTCAATATGGAAAAAAGTTGGTGGGAAATATATCTATTTTAGATAGGAGTAATATAATGGCAGAACCTCATAACTCGTTTATTACGTTAAGGCAGTTGGCGGTGTTAATCAGTCTTCTTTTTCTCTTTGGTGCTGGCGGTGGGGTATTGGCAACGAAGGCTGACAAAGCAGAAGTTGTTAGATTAGAGGAACGCATGAACAAAAAAATTCAAATGATTCAGAAAGATTTAAAAGAAGACATACAAGACATTAAGAGGGTCCAGGACAAGATGGACGCAAAACAAGATGAAATATATAAATTAATTCTTGCGCTTAAAAAGTGAAATGAATAATTTAGCATTATCAAACGATAACATTTTAGAAGAAAATGAAAAATTTGTTGATTCTTCTCTAAAATTGTTTAGGAAGAAAAATTCTATTGTAAAGAAACCATTATCTTTTTTGTCCGCTTCTATGGGGTTAACGGTAGAAGAACTGTATAACAAATTTATTCCGTTAATTTCAGAAGAAAAAGACATAAGAGAGCTTGCTTTATATGCTGATATGGGAATTGAGATTTTACAATTTACAGATAAAAATGTTTGGAGATCAGATTTACCCGAACAGTACTTTTTTGTTCTTGATAGAGTTGTTGGTGCAGTAAAAGAAGTGGGCAAACAAAAAGAGGGTTGGTTAAAACGTAAGGCATTAAAAATGCACATGCGACTTACAGATGTTCAGGCGGAGAAAAGAAGATTTATTGAACAGGTTGTTATAGAAGATAAACTCAAAGAAATTGAAAATTGTATTAAAAAACAGAAAGAGTTGGAAAATGAAATAATAGATATTTAAAAATGGGTGATTATTACAAAGAAAAAGAAAATATTACCAGGAATAAATATAAATCTAATTTATATTTGTTGGCGAAAGATTTGCTTGGTTATAAAGATTTAACCGCTGGTTTTCATTATAAATATATTTGTAAGAAAATAGACGAACCAAGGCAAAAACCGATTAGAATGTGGTTAATACCACGTGGTTTTTTTAAAACTACTATATTAACGATTTCTCGCAGTATTCAATTACAATTAAATAATCCTGGGATTAGAATATTGATTGTATCTGGTGTTTTGGCGAACGCAAAATCAATGGTAACGGCAATCGGTAACCATTATTTAACAAATAAAAGATTTAGAATATGGTTTCCGCAATTCTGTCCACAAAATGTAAAGTCTCCAGAAACAAAATGGACTACAGAAGAAATACATATTCCAAATAGATTTAATTATGGTGGTGTTCCGGTGATGGAAGGAACGTTTGAAGCGTTTGGCCCAGAGGTAACGATAACTTCTCGACATTATGATCAGTTAATTTTAGACGACCTGGTTACCAGGGAAAATAGCACAACAAAAGAACAAATGGACAAAATAAAAGATTTTTATAAAGCTATTTTCCCATTAAAAAATAACCCAGCAACACCCCTGGACGTGGTTGGGACACGCTGGGGCGACTATGATTTGTATGGAGACTTAGAAAACGATGAAGATGTTGAAGTTATAAAAATTCCTGCTATACAAAATGGAAAATCTGTATTTCCGGAAAGGTATTCTCTTGAATATTTGGAATCGCTAAAAAAGAGTAAAAAAGTTGGCACATTTTTGTTTAATTCGCTTTATATGCTTGATCCAATTTCTGATGAAAATGCTATATTTAAAAATGCTTGGTTTAGATACTTTAAATTGAGTTTTGATAATAAGTCGATGATAAGAGAAGACGACAAAAAGGAAATTCCCGTTGGAAATACTTTTATGACGGTGGATGGGGCTGTAACTGAGGGGAAAAATGATTATTCCGCAATAGTTGTAACCACTACTGATTCAGAGAACAATATATATGTTATTGAAACCTGGAGAAAACAGGTTGATCCTATGACTCTAACAGCTAAGATTGTCGAATTATATTTTAAATGGAATTGTATAAAATGCGGAATGCAAAAAACTGTTCTTGAAAAAATGTTGATGTTTTATTTAAAAGAAAAAATGAAAAAAGATCGTTTTTATATGAATTTAGTTCCGCTTAAAATGGATACAAGAACAAGCAAAGAATATAAAATTAAAAGTTTGCAGCCATTTTATGAAAGTCAATGTATATACCATCGTCGTGGTTTAAGTGATTTAGAAGATGAGTTGCTTCGTTTTCCTAAAGCAAAATCAGACGATCTTGTGGATGCTCTTCAAATGCAGCAAGACCTTGTGATGCCGTCATCTGGGAAAAAAGTTGTCAGGCAAGAAGAACCAGGTTCTTTGATTTCATGGAAGAAAAAACTGAAAGTGTTGTTTGAGCCAAAACCGTTTCATGTTGGGCAAGACGATGATAGTGTGGTTATTAATGAAGCTTTTTATGGATAAATGAGATGCCAACACCAACCAAAGAAAAACGGCTAAATATCTGGATAGACAGAGTTGAAAGAGCTGCGAAAAAACGTAAAGCTTATTTTAAAACAATTAAAAAATACAAAAAGTTTTACGATGGCGAGCAATGGGGCGACAAGAAGGTTACATTAAAAGACAAAACAACTGTCAACTTGATTTTCGCTCATATTAAATCTCAAATTCCATTTTTGTATTTCCAAAACCCGAAATGGTATGTGCGTCCAAAGGGCATACATAAAGCTCAGTTTGCTGAAAATGCCAGATTAGCGGAAATGATGTTAAATTATTATGTGGAAGAAAATTTAAGAATTTCTTTAAAAAAACAAATAAGGCTTGCAATTTTAGATGCTTTTTTTGCTTTTGGCGTTATTAAGACTGGATATATTGCCGATTTTGAAACGAATAAAAACTTTGGGCAACCAAAAGTTTTGGGGGAAGATGAGGCGGGCAAACCTATTTACGATGTTTCTGAAAGTGGAGAAATGATTATTGATGAAGAAGAAGAAATAGTTACAAATGAAGCATTTTATGCCCGTAGAGTTTCTCCGGCCCAAATGCTTTTCGACCCAGAATGTGAAAATTATTTTGAAGATGGAAGATGGATTGGACAAGAAATAATAAAATCTTATCATGATGTTAAAAACAGTAAATTATATAAAAATACAAGCACTCTTGAGCCGAGTTATTTTGCAAAGACTGGATATCCTTTAGATAAAACTGATGGGGCTTATTGGGAGGATGGGGTTCCAGAAGTTAAAGAAGATGTTAGCAGGATTAAACTTTATGAAGTTTATGATCTTGAACATGATAAATTAATCGTTTTTGCAGAAGGACACGACAAGTTTCTTCGATATGAAGATATACCAGATGGAATAGACGGAAGTCCATTTTCCTTTTTAAGGTTCAATGAGTCTCCAGATGAAATGTATCCGTTATCTGACATAAAATCCTTGAAACCTATTCAAGAGGAATATAATGTTGGACGAGCAATGATTTTAACTCATGCTAAAAGATTTGCGAGAAAATATGGATATATCCTTGAAAAATTTGCGGGAGACGACCCAGGAAAAGAGATTGAAAAATTAAAAGACCCTGAAGATGGTGCATTGTTTCAAGTTAACGAGTTGCCATTAAAGGGGGTAATTGAACCATTAAACGATGCTCCCCTTGACTCCGCTGTATATGCTAATTTTGAACAAACCAAACAAGATTTTCGTGAAGTGGGAGGGGCAACAGAACATGAAAGAGGACTTGTTGAAAGAAGAAAAACAGCTTATGAAGCGTCTAAAATCGCTGGAGCTGCAAGCATTAGAAAACAAGATCGAGGTAGTCTTGTTGAAGATTTTTGTTCAGAAATTGGAACAAAATTATTGCAATCTATGCAAGCAAACTTAACGTTAGGAATGGTCGTTGAAATAGTAGGAGAAGAGGGTGTTAAACAATGGCAAACTGTTTCAAGGGAAGATATTGTTGGAGAATATAATGTAGGCGTTACTGTTGGGACTTCTGCCCCAAGAACACCTGAGTTTGAAAAACGAGATTTATTGGAACTTATACAGGTTTTAGCACAACTCCCCAGAGAAGTAATTTTACCGAAAATTAATGTTGGAGGACTTATTCAAGAGATGTTAAAGCTCTATCCTTTGGTGGATGCACGGGCCATTATAAATACCCCAGAAGAAGAACAAGCAATGGAACAAAAAATAAGAATGGAACAAGGAGAGTGAAATGAGTCCCCTTTATGATTATGAATGCTTGGATTGCAAACATGTATTTGATGCTTACAATAAGATAGATGAGAGGATGGAAGCGGAGTGTCCTGAATGTGGCGGAAGATGTAAGCAATTAATCACTGCGTTTAATTTTAAAGTTTTTAAGCCTTATATTGAAGAAAATATAAGAGATAAACCGACCTTGATTACGTCGTCACAACAACTTAAGGATGAGATGCTTAAAAGAGAAGACGAGACTAAAGGAGTTGAAAGATTGGTTGCAGATTAAATTTAAATTTAAACAAGAGGAGATAAACAATGCCAAGACGTGATGGAACTGGCCCACCGAAAAATTCGAGAGGGCCAAGAGATGGTAGGGGCAGGGGACAAGGAAATTTTAGTCGAAAAAGTTCTGGTGCTGGAAAAAAGACTGGTGGGAAAAAGGGACCATGCAAATAGGAGATAAAAATGCCTTTAACGAAAACTGGGAAAAAGGTATTGGCGGCAATGCGTAAAAGATATGGAAAAAAGAAAGGAGAAGAAATTTTTTATGCCTCTATTAACAAGGGGCTTCCTGGTTCTGGAGAGTGGCATGGGAAAAAGACAAAAAAAATAAAAAAATTGTGGGATAAATGAGGAGGTATAATTATGGAAAACACTGAAAATGTAGAAACTGATCTTGGTTTAAGTGAAGATTTTTCCAAGTTTACAGTTCTACGGGATGACTCAGAACTCGGTGATGTTGTTGATGATAAAGATGTTGTTAATGACGACACCGAACAATCTGAAGAAAACGAAGATGAAGATAATGATACTTTTTTTGATTTATCGACATTTTCGGAAGAAGAACAAAAAGTTCTTGGCCCAGCATATAAAAAAATGCAGGTTGCGTTTACTAAAAAAATGCAGAGTATAGCCGATTTAGAAAAAAAGGCTCAGTTGGCAGACATTCTTTTGGAAAGAAGAGATGCTGGAGTATCAGAAGAAAATCCCTCTGGTGAGGAACAAAAAAAATCACAGAAGAAACTTCTTGATTACAGCGAGTTTGGCTTCCAGGAGAATGATTATTATGCTCCGTCTTTTAAAAAACTTGCCGATGCAATTAATTCTATTTCGGAGTCTATTGAAAGTGGATTGAGTTCGATAAAGAAGGAAACCACTGTCAATAGAATAAAAACTTTTTTTGAGAATAACCCGAGTGCTATTAAGTATATGAAAAAGATGGACGAGATAGGAAGAGAAACTCCAGGTTTGTATAATAATTTACCAAGATTGTTAAAACTTGCCAAACTTGAAAGTGGTGAAACTATTGGGCCAGTTAAAAAATCTAAAAGAGATGTAACTGTTCCGAGAACAAAATCACCAGGAATAAAAAGAATGGTTGAGAATAAAAATCTTGGTGGTGGTGGAAAATCAGAACCTAAGATTGAAACCATTAAAGATGCCTGGAAATTGGCTGAAGAACAATTAACTGAAGAATAAAATAGGAGAATTGATATGGCTGTTATTAGTATTACTTATGAATTTGACTCGATTCTCTCCACTACATTAATGAATTATCGTAAGAAACTTTACGATAATGTGTTCAACGCAATTCCATTTTATTATTGGATACATGCCAATAATAGAAAGAGAATAGAGGATGGTGGGGAGAGAATTGTAATCCCGTTGGAATACGGAAGAAACTCAACAATTAAACCAATGGAGGGTTATGATGTAGTTGACACGACTCCCCAAGATCCATTAACCGCTTGTTATTGGGAATGGAAAGAAATCGCTGGTTCTATTTCTTTTAACAATAGAGAACTTGTTCAAAATTCTGGCAAAAGTAAAGTCATCGATCTTCTCGCTGCAAAGATAAGAAATACGGAGATGTCAATGGCTGAAGAAATGGAAGTCATGTTGCTTGGGCCATTATATCCCAAAAGTGGTGGAAAAGCATTTGAAACCTTAAACAGGATAATTCAGAAAGACCCAACTTCATCTACCGCTACCATTAAAACAGTGGGAGGAATTGATCAGTCAACTTCTGATCATTCTTGGTGGAGAAATCAAAAATTACAGTCGTCAACACCGTCCACTACTACCTGGGCTCAATTCTTTTCTGAAATGGCTAAACTTTACAATATGTGTTCTAAGGGCGGTGCTGGTGGAAAACGGGCACATCCTGATTTGATTTTATGTGATGCTCGTTATTATGAAACTTATGAGGATGGTTGTAGGGATAAAACCAGACTTTATAATGAAAAAGTTGCTGACCTTGGTTATGGTGGAATAAAATTTAAGGGTTGCACCATGATGTGGGATGAATATGTAATCGATGTTGAAGCTGGAACTGAAATGACTATTGAGACATTGGATAGTTATTGGACAGACCAGTCAACAGATTATAGTTCTGCATATTTTATCAACTCTGATTTTGTTGAGCTTGTTATGGCAAAAGGTCAGGACATTGTTACTGGTCCGTTTATCCAACCCGAAAATCAAAAGGCAAAAACAGCATTAATTTATGGAATGGGTAACCTTGTATGTTCTAACAGAAGAAAACAAGGTGTTCATTATAAGGTTGATCAGCAAATTGCGTCATAACTTAAACTTAGTATTGGCGGGAGTTCCCCGCTAATACTACTAACAGAGTAAATGGAGGTATAGAACTATGTTAATTCAGAGAATAAACAGAACGAACCCCGAAAAAGTCTTTATTGTGGTAAAGGCTGGAGAAAATCTTTTAGCCGGTCGTCCTTGTTGTCCTGCTTTTAGCGGAACAGATGATGGGTTGCTGGCAATGTTGTGTGATGAGGCTTATCAAACCACAATGGCTCTCGGTATTGTGGATGAAGCGATTGCTTCTGGTAATTATGGACTCGTGCAGTGTTACGGGTATAGGTCTGCTGCGAAAATGGTAAACGCTTCAGACATCGCTGCTCACGGTGCTGGTGCCGCTCTTGCTGTTGTTTCTGGTTCAAGTGGGCATTTAGCACTGAAGGTTTCGATTGGAGCTTCTACCGCTGTTCAGCCGACCTTTATTGCCGCTAACAGCGCAAGTAAAACCGTTTCCACAACGATTTACGACGGAGCTATTTTTATCCGTGCAATGTAAGGAGTTAACCTTTTGAAAAAAGAAGCTGTTACTATATACCGTTGTGATGATTGTAAAAAAATCAGAACTATGCGGGATATAGAGAAAAACGGGAGATGCCCACGGTGCGGCGGACGTCGTGTCCGTGGTGCTTCTCCGAGCTTCTTTGAAATGTTGCTGATACAACTAAGGATTATCAAATAAAGGAGGAAGTCTTGAATAAAATATGTGTTGCTACGAATATTTATCAAATTGACCCCCTTGTTTATGCTTCTCATCTTTCAGCATTTTATAGAATTGGGAAAAATTTACCTGATTGGCAACTTGAATTTGTTGGCCCTTGGAGGTATTCGATAGACGTTGGTAGAAATTTTGCAGCAGAAGCAGCCCTTAACTTGGAAAGCAGATATTTATTGTTTTATGATGATGATATGTTTCTTCATCCTGATTTGGTGCAACGGCTTGTTGAGAGAATGGAAAATACAGATGCTCATATTGTTATGGCAAAATGCTATATTCGAGGTTATCCTTATGAACCAATGATTTTTAAATTTACAGATGAAGAGAAAACAGAACTTGACAGATATAGTTATAAATCAGAAGATGTCGATGAGAGAGGACTTGTAAGGGTTGATGCGGTTGGTTGCCCATGCACTATTATTGATGTTGAGTTATTTAAAAAAATTCCTAAGCCTTGGTTCCTTACAGGGCAATTACATACAGAAGATGTCTATTTTTGTTTGAAGGCAAAGGAGCACATTGAAAATCTCAAAATTTATATGGATAATACTTTTGATTGTGGACATCTTTTGGATAGAAGAATTTTAAACAGCGAAACAAGGCAAAATTTAATAGAGGATCATAAAAGAGGATATGATCAATTTGGACTGCCAAGTAAGATTATAAAAAAGGAAAATGATGATACAAAAGAGGGAAAAGTTTTTGACAACCCCTTAAAAAAGGAGCTTGAAAATGGCTGATGAATTAAAAATAATTATAACCCCTATTTTGACTAAGGACATAAAGAATGATGGTGGCGAACAGTTGTATAAGGATTATGGATTTAGTTACGTTTCTATTAACAATGTTGGTGGGGTAATGTTCTCTGGAGATTATTTAATTAATGATAATATCCCAAACGATAATCCTGGAGATAATGTTTATTATACTGCTCCAGCGGTTAGAAATACAAATTCTTGGAAACCGGAAGAAGGTTTTGGGTTTGTATAATGTCTAAAAAAAGATATTTACAGGTTGGTTGTGGCGGAGTAAGGTTTAAAGATACCATAAATCTTGATATTTCTAAAAACCCAGCAGTTCTTGCTGATGTTATCGCTGATTGTGGGATTATTCCATTTGAAGACGAAACCTTTGATGGTATAATAGCATTGCATGTTCTTGAACATACGCTCAGAGAACGTCATGAAAGTATATTGTCAGAATGGTGGCGAGTTCTTAAACCAGGGGGAAAATTGCTTTTTGAATGTCCTGATTTTGAAAAATGCTTAAAAGCATATTTAGACAATTATAAAGGTTTAAGAGATACATATTGGTATATAACTATTTTTGGAATGGGAAGAAATGATATTGGGGAATCGGACAGACATGTTTCTGGAATAACTGTTCAATATATAACGGATTTATTGTTTAAGGTTGGGTTTTGTGATTTAGACTGGAAAGAGTCTCCAGAAAGTTGTAATCATAATATTAAATTAGTTGCAACAAAAGGAGAAATCCCGTCTTGGCAGCATTTATAAATAAGATATTATTTTTATCTAAGATATTATTTTTATCTAAGATATTATTTTTATCTAAAGGAAAATATAATGTCGAATTTAGTAGAAGAGGCAGAATCAATTTTACAAAAACTCGAAGAAGAAGCCGGAAGCGAGGCATACTGGACTGAAGCAGAAATAAAATCCTGGTATAATGATTTATATGTAGAAACTTGTAGAGAAGCTAAATTTTTAGCTAAAACGGTTGAAGATACAAGTGTTGCTGGAAAGGATGATTATGACCTACCAGATAAAACTATTCATGTAGTCCATGTAACTTATGACAATAAACCGATTTACCCGACAACGATAATGGAACTGGATTCAAAATCAAGAACATGGAGGTCATTGGGTAATAGTATTCCTTATTGGTGGTATTTTGCAGAAGGAGAAGAATATACCAAAATTAGATTGTATAGAACTCCGAATGCAGATGGAAAGGTTATCGCGATAACTGTAAATTATATTCCCGAAAGGCTTGAAGATGACGAGTCTCCGAAATACCCACTTTTAAATAGTTTGGTTTTACAAAACGGAGTTATTGCAATAGCTCTATGGAAAGCTGGCCCAGGCAGAGATGTTGAAAGGGGAAATTATTATTGGAATCTTTTTCAAGCAGGTCTTTATTCTTTAATTGGTGAAACAAAAAATAAACAAGACAGGGCGCATGTTTTAAGGAGTATAGAGGATGTTGGCATTGTAAGGGGGCCAAGGTTGCCTTCAAATTATCCAACTTATCCATCTTTTGATTAATGTAGGAGTAAAAAAATGACACATAGTATAAATTGGGATGCTAACTTTGAAGCTTCTCCAGATAACGATAATTACGGCTATGAGATAGACGACTTTAATAGAGAACTAAAGATGGCTGTCCGTGAAAGAATGGAACAGGAGCATTATTGGAAAGAAAGCATGACAAAAGATGGTGAACATATTCCAGGGGAATGCAAAATAATTTATGTCGGTGCTAAATCAACATTTCCAACTGCTAAAGCAGGTTGTGCAGCAATTGCAACGGATGAACAAAATAAGTTTTATTTTTGTACTGAAGCTGGGACATGGACAGAGTTGGAAATATTTACTATTTCTAATGATGTAATCGTTGCCGAAGGGAAAAAAATTGATAATGTTGATATTTCTGCACATGCTGAGGGGACTGCAAAAGAGCAGCATGCTGCGGGGGTTGGAGATCATACCCATAAAAGTGAGGGGGCAGAGGGAGGAAACCTTAGCCTGGACGCTTTAACCCATTATGACAGTGGTTGGTTTGCTGTTGGACAGAATACAACTTATACAAAGGCACATGGTTTGGAAGCTGTCCCAAGAATGGTTCAAATTTTTATTGCTCAAAACAGCAATGGGAGCGGATGGTGCACTCTTCATAATGTAAATCTCCCAGATGACCAACAGCTTACCTTGGTAGAATTAACTTCGGTAAACGTTGTATTAAGGTCTTATACTTATATATGTAATTTTCGAGACAAAAATGATGTTCACTATAGGCCAACAGCCGGTTATTGTAGAATTATAGCAATAAAATAAAATGGTAGATTTAAAAACAAGACCAGAAATTTTATTACCTCCAATCCCAGAAATAGAACTTGATGCTCCTACTGAGAAAGAAGAGAAAACATATAATTGGAGACAAGCAGTCCTTACTATTTTAAAACAAATAGTGGGTAATGCCTATTATGATCTTGTAGGGGTTCAAGGAGCTGTTAATTCTTATACCACAGCAGAATTAGAGCAAGATACCAGTGTTGCAAATACAGTAAGAAAATTTGCGGGGTTGTGGGTTTTAAACTCAACTTCTGGTCGTATGGTTTATGCCAGCGGGAGTCTTCCTACTGATGTTTGGAAATTTCCCGATGGCACAACGGCACATACTCCTGTATAGAAAAAATGTTACTTCCATTTAAAACAAGAAGAAAAAGATTTAAACCTGGAGACGAAACAGAAGAATATCTGTTAAGTCGTCTTGTTTATAATCCAACCCTTGGTTTAAATTATAGTCTCCCAGCAATGGAGATAGACGACAGGGCTGTATCTGGTTGTAAAAATGTAAGATTCTATGTTGGAGAAATATGGAAAAGGAAGGGGTATAAAACCCTTGGGGGAAATTTACCCCTTGGTGGTGGACGGATAATGGGTTTTGACCAGTTTTTTGATTATGCTGGTAAGGAACATTTAGTTTGTTATTCGCTAACAAAAGCATATTGTTATAATACAACTATTAAAAATTGGGATGATATAACACAAACTGGGGCTGATTTTTCTGGGGACGAAGACAATTTTTTTCTTTCTGAAAATATGTATGATGATAGCAGTGGAAGCATGAAATATTTTATTACCAACGGTGCAGATGCTCCACAAGTATGGACTGGTTCTGGAAAATTAGCTGACGCAACTGTTCCGACTGGATTGACAAAATCAGATAAGGTTACAAATTTTCAACACCATTTGTTATATTTAGGAAATACAATAAGCGGCAATAATTATCCCCAAAGAATAGATTGGTCTGCACAGGGAAAACCTGAAGATTTTACATCTTCTGGCTCTGGGAATAATAATTTAGCAAAAAGCACTGATTGGATTACTGGAAGTGAGATATTAAAAAATAGTCTTATTGTATTTAAAGAACGTTCAATAACGATGGTTCATTACGTTGGTGGGGTTAATCCGTTTATTTTTGAAGAAAACAAAATAGACGGCATTGGTTGTTCCGCTGGCAAAACAATAGGTGCTCTTGGTTCTTCATTAGTTTTTCTTGGATGGGATAATGTTTATGAATATAATGGATTTAATGTTACTGCTGTTGGAGATAAAATACAAAAAGAGCTCATAAACAAAATAAATCCTGAATACATAAACAGGTCTCATGCAATTATTGTTGAAGAACTTAATTTATATTTGTTGTTCGTTCCAACTGTTGGTTCTGATAGCTGTAATGCTGTTTGGGTATGGGATTATCTTGAAGATAATTGGTCTTACTGGGAATTTGAAGATGCAATTTGTTCAACAGGATATTATCAAAGCTCTGGTGCTTTAACAATTGGACAACTTACAGATAGAATAAAAGATTTAGACTGGAGATTTGGAGATAGAACGATTACCTCGATTTCTCCAATTACCCTTTTAGGAGATGATGCTGGGAATGTATATGAATTTAATTTGTTAGAACTTAATGACAATGATGTTGCTATTGATGGAGAAATTAAAACTAAAAACTTTTTTCTTAACAATACCGGTAAATATGCACGTGTTTGCCAATTTTGGATTTATGCAATAGGAGACAGCATTGATTTATATTATAGTATAGACAATGGTTTAACCTGGATATTTGTTGAAACCCTTGAACTTGATGGATCTACTTATGGCCCAGTTATCAGCAGAGATTTAGAAATTACTTCTGAAAGAATAATGTTTAAAATGAAAAACAATACACTTAATGAAACATTTAAAATACGTGGGTGGGATATAAAATATATTAAAAAAGGTAATGTTTTAAGAAGTGAGCATTTGTTTAGAGTAAAAACAAATAAATTAATTAATATAAAAGACAATGATTTTGACCAAATTTATGTAGAGGGCTAATTTGAGGAGATTGTAAACAAATGAAATTGCACAAGAACCTTCAGGGCGACGATCTTCACGATCCTAAACAACATCGCACAAGTCATGAAAGTGGTGGTGCCGATGAAATATCTGTCGAAGGGTTATCTGGACAGTTAGCAGGTGAACAAAACGCTGGTTTTGAAAATTTTCCAAACGATGTAACTGCTCTCCCTGGGGATGTCATTTCTTTATTAAGGGAGTTAACATTTATTTTAAGTAGTCTTGAAACTAAAGTTGATCTTCTTGCCCAAGAAGCAGGTATAACTTTTCCCGTTTAATGGTTTAATTATTTAGATACAAAATGAGATGTTCGATAGTTAAAACAAAAGACCCAGAAATTATAAAATTTTTAATTCCAATGATTAAAGAATTAATAAGAAAAAATGCTATAGAAGATTATACTGTGGAAGATTTTGCGAAATGGCTAAGATGGCATTTAAAAAGTCCTTATCTTGGTTTATGGGTTGCCATTCAGGAAGGCAATACATTGTTAAAAGAAAGTAAAAAGTTAGTTGGTTATGTTGTTGCTGGAATACAGGAATTTGTTTGTAGTGAACAAGTTTTTGTTTATCATTTATATTCAAATGCTAAAAATAGAAAAGTTGCCCAAGATTTGTATAAAAAGGTAGAAAAGTGGGCAAAAGAAAATGGAATAAATAGGTTAATAGCCTTAACAAACAGAGAGAAAGGTTTATCTAAACTTTTTGGTGCTAAAAAACAAGGCACTGTTATTGTAAAGGAGATACAATATGAGTAGTGTGTTCGGTGGAAGCAAATCAAGTTCAAAACCAAGATCAACTCTTACAAAAACACAAAAAGAAGTAGAAGTTCCTTTCGGTTCTTATTTAAAAGAATGGATTGGTAAACCATTGCCTCGTTATAAAGGGCAATTATCAGCAACCCTTGGGCCAGAATATGGCGCAACTCAGGATTATTTGTCAAGCGTTGTTGGTGGTAAGTATATGTCCCCAGAATATCTTGAGCCATACTATAAAACAAACATAAAAGACCCATTAATGGAAACCTGGATGGAAGATATTTTACCAGAGATTGGTGGCGCAGCCGGAAGAGGCGGATATTTTTATGGTTCGGGTAGAGAAAGAATGGAAAGAGAGTCAGCGGAAGATTTACTTGAAACCCTTGCAGCAGAAAGAAGTAAACTTTATTGGGGGGCAGAACAAGCAGAAAGGACAAGGCAACAAGAAGCGGCTGGCATGTCTTTACAAGCAGCGATGGGTGAAACTGCCGTTGAACAAGGAGCTTTAACAAGAGAACAAGAAGAATGGTTAAGAACACAACCAGAATACAGCCACATGCTGCAACTAATTCTTGCTTATCTTGGTAGTCCGTATATGCAAATGGGACAAAGTTCAAGAGGGCCAGGGTTTTTAACTTCTGTTTTAAGTGGATTTGCTGAAGGGTTTGGTTCAACTCTTTGAGGAGATAAAGAATGGCTGACATAACAAGTTTAGCTCAAACAATAGCGGGGACAAGGGCAGTGCCCCCTAAAATGTCTTTTCCCGTTGGTAGGAGAGGTTATGGTGGAAGAATGCCAATAGACCACAAAGAAGGATATGGGCAAATCGGGGAAGCAATAGGTTTGATTGGTGCTGCATTATATGGTAAAAAATTAAAAGAAAAAAGAAAAATAGAAGAAACAGAAAGAACTTTTATATTAAATTCTTTAATTGAAGGATGGACTGGAGATAAAGAAGATTTTCATGAAGATTTTGGCCTTTTATGGAAGGGTGATAGAAAAAAATCTGATAGAAATTTTAAGTTATTTTCCAGACAATTTGGAGTTACAGATGATAAATTATTAGTAATTCCGCCTAAAGAACAGAGAGAACAAAGGCAACAAACCGTTGGTAGATTAAGAGGTGAAGAACAAGTTGCTGAAGAACGTGCCCCAGCAGAAAGAGAACGAGAAAGGCTTGCAATATTGTCCAAAGCAGGAGCAGAAGAAGAAGCATTGCAAACAACCTTTTCAGGTAGAAGAGAACGGGCAAGACTTACTCAAGAAGATATAAGTAATATTATAAAAGATAGAGAAGAAAGTTTAAAACTTCTTGATGAAGAAATACGAAAACGAGAAGAACAAAGACTGCAGAAAGACCCCAGATATCTTGCTGATTTAAAAAGACTCGAAATTGCAGAACAGAAAACAAGATATGAATTAAATCAACTAAAACAAACAGATTCAAGCTATCAGGAATATACGGAAAATGTAAACAAAGCACTTAAAGAGGTAAGAAAACTGAAAAATATAGAAACCGATGAAGCTGGTAACATTAAAATTAATTTAAAAGATTATGATACAAAATATCAAATTGATTCGATATTTAGAGCAGGGAATGTTGTTCCACAATTCGACAGAGAACGTATCCCGTGGGCAGGAGATAAATGGGTATTAAGGGTTCAACCTTATACTGGTCAAAGACTTGTAACTCCTGCTAAAAAAGAAAGTGTAAAAAAAGTTGTTCTTACAGATGAACAACAAAAAACTTTTGATGCGCTCAAGAAAGAAATACCAGATTTAACAGAAGAAGAATTTTTGGAAGAGCTTGAATTGTCTGGTGGACTCCGGGAAACAAAAAAAGAAATTACCCCAGCAACAAAACCCATTACAACCAAAAAAACAACGGATGTTCGCACAGCGATAAATCAAATTGGTAAAGTTATTCGTGCACGTAATCCAGATTTATCAAACAAAGAAGTTGCACAACAAGCAAAAGAAGCATACGAAAGATATACGAAAGGTGGTAAAGAAATAAAAATACCTGTTAAGGAAATTATTGAAAAAGCCTTTAAACAACCAGCCGGAGTAAAAGCACTTCAAGAAAAGAGAAAAGAAGCTGTAATAGATTATTATTCTCTTATTAAATAAGAGGGGAATTTTAAAATGAGTGAAATGGCAGAACGTATCCTGGAAAGAAGGAGACAACGAGCAAATGAAAAAATTGAAAAAATTGATGATATTTCAAAATTAAGTCCATTGGCTCAACGTATTTTAGCCAGAAGAAAAGAAAGAGGAATTACAAAACCCACAGAAGAACCATCTTTTCTTGATATAGCTGTCCCAGCCTTCCTTCACGGTGCTACAGTCGGCGCATATACTCCCGAAAATTATAAACAATTAGTAAAAGAACATCCCTGGATAACAGGCATATCTGACTTTGCTGGTGCTACTGTTCCTATTGCTGCATTAAGTATTATTGCCTCACCAATTGTTGGCTTAGGTGCCAGAACTGCATTTGGAGCAAGAGCATTAACAACTGGTGGACGGTTAGCCAGAGCTGGAGCAACTGGTGCCGTAATAGGTGCTCCTTATGGTGCTGCTGAAAAATACTTTGAAGGTGGAACTCCTGGTGAAATAGTCAAAGCAGGACTAAAAACGGGAGCAATATTTGGAGCATTAGAGCCTGCTGTTGTTGGAACAGGAATGGTTATTAAGGGATGGCGTGGCGCTAAAGTTTCTAAAGAAATTGGAAATGATTTAAAAGCAAAGGTAGATGAAATACGTGGAAATATTATAGAACAGTTTAAAATTGCTTACAGGAATGGAGACCAAGCAACAATGGAAAGACTGCGTGCGGAGTTAGACAAGTATCCTACTTTTGATGCTGGTGCAATTCCTACTGGTGAAGCCATTCCAATGCCAGCTCCTGGCGTATCTTTAAGAACAGATATTGTTAAATGGAAACCACAAGAAGCATTAGGAGAAAGTAAGCCGAAAACTGTTGAAACCGAAGCAGGAACAAAACTTCTTGAAACAAAATCAAACATAACCGAAGCTCAAAGAGAGTTTAAGAATCGGTCGTCTAAAGCCTTTTTTGCTTTATACGACACAGAAACCAAACAACTTTCAGATGCGGTTACGGACGAAACTATTAAAGCAACTGGTAAGAACATTAAAGTTATGGTTGATAATGGAAAAGTCAAAATAATAGAAATCGGTAAAGGTGTAACCAAAGCAGACGAAAGAAAGACAATTATAGAGGCAATAGGTGAGACTCGTAACAAATTTCTGAAAACTGAACTTTATAAAGAAATGTCTCCAGAAGAGGAATTTTTATCTCTTGATATAGATGGTGGTGTTGAAGCTGCAATTAAAGATGTTGCTGAAGAGGTAATACATCCGTCAGGTAAAGTTGTAACGATGAGCGGTTTAAAAAAACTGGCAGAAACCAAAGGCTTAAAATATGAACAGTTAATAAGAAATGATGGTGGGTTTGAATTTAAAATTTTAACAAAAGATGGTAGAACTGAAGCAATATTTCAGGATATGTATTCGGTGGACAAATTTTTAAACGAGTATAAAATCGGAACAAAGATAGAAAAATTAGAAAATAAAATTGGATTAAAAAGCATTGAAAGAGCGCCAGAACTTGTTTCTGACAAATATAAATTTGAAAGTCCCAGGGTTATAAAATCTTATAAAAGAATTTTAGAATATGAAAGGATGTATCAGGGAGAAAGTTTACCAGATTTTGTTTCAATAATAAATGTATTGGGAAAAAGTGGAGCATATAGTGCCCGTAGAGATATTAATCTTCTTCAAAAATTTCAACCAATGAAAAATGCGTTGCAGGCAGCAGAAAGAAAATCTTATATTCCTGTTTATAATGAGGGATATTTACCAATGGAAAAAGCAATGCAAGAAGAAGGGGACTGGTTATTTCCACAAATGAAAATAATCAGAGAATCGTTTAGGGGAATTAAAAGAGCACGCAGAGAAAATATTGTTGGGAAAGTTCTTGAAACAAAAGGAGTTATACGATTAAATAGAAACTACTCAGAAACAATGAAATTAATAAATGCTGACCCAACATTAAAAGAAATGTTTGGAAGCATGACTGAAAACGAATTTAGAGCTGCTAAGTTTTCAAGAGAAAAATATGATGAGTTTTTTAGTTTTTTTGATGTAGAGGCTGAAAGATATTTGGAAGATTATCTTCCAAGAATGAGAAAAATGGGAACAGATTTTACCGAAAAATTAATTAACGAGTTTAATATGCCGAAGGGTTATTATGTATTTTTTAAACACCAAAGAACTGGTGGATATTTTCCAAGGGAAAAAGACCCCCTTAGATTGCTTAGTGCTTATGCAAGAATTGGAGCAAATGAAAAATTTCTTGAACCGTCATACCAAAAATTTGTTAAGATGCTGGAGGCTTACAAAAAAGAGGGTATGCTTCTACCTGGAGTAGAAGCTCTTGCAAAAAAATATTTAGGAGAGGTTAGAAGTTTTAAAACCGGTTCTGGATATGCTTTAGATCAAACAATCAGAGACGTGGCAACCTTTTTTAGCAAGATGTTGAAAAAAGCTGGAATGAAAGAATGGGAAAAAGAAGATATTGAAAGAATAGTGAGCAAATTAGTATCTTATGAACTAAACCTAACTTATGCTGGTGCAATGGGATTTCGTCCATATACTTGTATAAGAAATGTATTTCAAACTCTTCTTACAACATTACCAAAGCTTGGGCCAAAATATACGCTTCTTGGAATTAAGGATGCTTTAACAAAAGAAGCGTGGAATGAAGCAAGAGCAGCCGGACATTTGGTAGAAAGGTATTCCCCTGTTCCTTTTGGAGAAGAAGTTGTTGGTGGCGCAATAGAAAAAACAGCCAAAGCTTCTTTATGGGCATATAGGAAAGCAGATAGTTTTAACAGAGTTGTTGCATATCGTGGTGCAAAAAGAATGATAGAAAACTATACAAAGCTACTTGAAAAAGATTTAAAGGGGCTAATACGAAAAAGAGACCAAAAATTAATCGACAAAAGATTGAAAAAATTTAATAGACAGGTAGAATGGGACTGGGTTGATCCTGTTGTAATGACTGGAGAATTTAAACCTTTATTGGAAACTGGAAGATTTAAAGAATTGGGTGAAAGATTTGCAAGACACATGGTTGAAGATACTCAATGGATTTACAGAAGGGCAAATGCTCCTTATTGGATGAGAGGAAATGTTGGAAAACTATGTGGTCAATTTGGAATATGGCCTACATATTTTGCTCAATATGGTCGTTCTCTCACAAGGGGAGATCCGATAAATGTTGCGAAACGACTGTCAAGATTTGCTGCTATTAGTTCATTAACAGCTTTTGTTGGAGCAAATGTTTTTGGAGTAGATATAAAAAAATGGGTATGGTATCATCCACTAATGTGGGGTGGCCCGCCATCAGTGGGGGCAATAAATGCCCTTAGAAAATCAATTCCAGGTGTTAGTTCTGAATATGAACAAGCGGTTGCTGAAAATACTTTAAAAAGTTATGCTAAGATCCATATTCCGAGTTATCTTGCTGCCCGAGGAATAGTCCAGGCTATCGAGGAAACTGATGAAGAAGATAGACTAAAAAAGCTTTTAGGGTTCAAGCCGGTTGAGGACTAATCGAGGGGTAGAACTAATCAGGGGCCTTAAAAGAAGCTAAATTAGCCCCGAAGTTTCTCCCTAAAGGTCTAAAAAAAGTTATTAATAGAGGTTTACCTTTATAAAAATTGACCGCCTTAAAAAGGAAATATGAAGGCAGGAGGTTAAAAGGCTTTTAAAATCAATAGGTTGCTTCTATGAAATTCTTATTTTTTTCAAAAAACGGTGATACTGCAGAACTTTGCCGACGAGTGATAAGAGAGGGACATACAGCATCTTTATATATAGACGAACCTGAATTTAAAGAAATTTTTAATGGGATCGTTCCTAAAGTTGACAAATGGGAAAAAGCTGTTAACAAAGACGTAGTAACAGTTTTTGATATGGTTGGTTATGGAGAGATAGCCGATGATCTTATTAAAAAAGGTTTTCTTATCTTTGGTGCTGGAACCATAAACGATAAATTAGAATTAGATCGAGAATATGGGATAAAAGTTATGCAAGAAGCGGGGATAAAAACTCCTAACGCTGAAGAATTTAAAAGCTTTAGTTCTGCATATAACTATATAGCTCGTAACAAAAACAAAAGATTGGTTTTTAAACCATCTGGCAACCTTAATTTAGATTGGACATTTGTATCTGCCAATACAGAAGAATTAATAGATAAGATGGAATTTTTTAAAACTGAATGGCCACCTGAAAAACCAGTTGAATTTATTTTAGAAGAATTTATAGACGGTATTGAGGTAAGCACAGAAGGTTGGTTTAATGGAAAAGGTTTTGTCAACATAAATTCTACTATGGAAGAAAAAAAGTTATGCACCGGTGATCTTGGTGTAAACGTTGGTTGTTCTGGTAGTATTGTTTGGAATTACAGTCGGCCTCCGTTGTTGTTCAATAAAACTTTGAGAGGTTTATTTTCCTCCTTACTCTCAAAGTATAAATTTCGGGGGCCGATTGATATAAATTGCATTGTTAGCAACGAAACACATGAACCGTATGGATTAGAATTTACAAGCAGATTTGGTTATTCAGCATTGCAAGCATGGGCAGAGGGGTTAAAAACCGGACTTGGCGAAATATTATATGGGATTGCCAATGGAAGCATTAGACAAATAAAAACAACTAATGATTTTTTATCCGCTGTTAGAGTTTCCATAAAACCATACCCCTACGATAGCGCCAAAGAAAGAAAAGGAGATATTATACAGACATCTCCACTCGATATGAAACATTATTGGTTTTGTGATGTAATGATGGATAAAAAAGATTTGGTTGTTGCTGGGACCGATGGTGTTATCTGTGAAGTCTCGGGTAGTGGCAAAACAATAGAGAATGCTATCGCCGACGTCTATAAAAATGTTAAAAAAATAAAAACTCCATCTGATTTGTTTTATAGAACAGATATTGGAGAAAGAGTAAAAAAAGAATATAATGTTTTACAAAAATGGGGATTGTTATAGTTCTTATTCTGATATAATTAAGTTTTTTTTCACTTCAAAACATTCCTCACAAAAAAAATCGACAGCTTTTTTTATCGTGTTGAAAGAATGTTTAAGCACTCCATATTTTTCCTGCTTATTATGATACCATACTATAACGGGAAATCCTCCAGCATTATGTATTTCTTCTAAAGTATGTTGTTGATATGGTGTTATTTTCATTTGAAAGTCCCTGATTATTTTAAATTCAATTCCGACAAATATTCCATAAAAACATAAAATAATATCTGGAATACCCCTTACTTGCATGGGCTGGCCGTGGGACTTGAAAAACCAGCAAGAAGGATGTTTCTTTTTTACTTCTTCCATAAACTTTTTGATTAGGTTTTTTTCTAACATTACATTAAGCCTCCTTTCCTATAATGATCCTCTAATTTCTTCAACAACGATACAAACTGGGGCTGAAGCACATACCAACTTTTAATTCTTTTAATACAATTGTGTTCTACCAAAAACCTTTTAAATGCTTTTGCGCTTTCTCTGTCTTGGTCCGTATAATCCATTATATCCTCAAATAATATTTCTCTTGCTGCCAATATTTTTTCTACAAATCTTTTTGGGTTTGATAAACCCATTATATATGCCTTAACTTCATTTGCTTTTTGAATGGTTTGATCTTTCTTACTTATAATACTATAATTATCATAACCAAAATACTTACTATCATAAATATTCTCAAGAAAACTAACAACAACCTCTACATGCTCTGGCCTAACCATTACATTAATTCCATTTTCTGTTGAAAACATCCTACATGCCAAAGCAACACAAAGTTTTGCAAGTCTTATTCTTTGGACGCTTCTTTGAACAAGGGGGATGGTGTCTGTATATTTTTCTGCCATTGCTTCTGCTTTTTCTAATATCTTTCTTTTTCCCTCATTAGTAAACACAATATGGTGTGGCTTTCTACTCCACGCCCATTGTAATAACCAACTGTTTAGTTCGGAGGTGTAAATATGTTCTACTGTATGATGATACGATTCTTCTCTGTTTAATATGTGGGGGTCTATATCTTTTTGTGTTATTATTATGGCAAAATCAAATCTTGCTATGTCTTCGTTTTTTCCTATTAAATCTTTTATTGCTTCAACACCACTGGTATAATGTTCAATTCTTTTACCATACGATCTTGGATTAGACAATACAATTATTCTTACTCTTGCCAATGTTTTTCTCGTAGAACCAACAACTGTTCGTTCTGCTATTCCGGTATCTCTTATTGATGAAAGATTGGCCCATCCTTCTTTGTCTAATGCGTTTCCTTCGTCTAAAACAACAAGATGACCATCGTTTAAAGGAAGCGCTCCCCATCCAAAAAATTTTTCATTACCAAGTTGTGCCACACCACCGATTAGTCCTGGTATAGACGCCCCTTCTAATGTTCTATAGTCTCCTGCTTTATAATGACTAATTAGTTTTTGAACTGTTTTTGTTTTCCCTGTTCTTTCATCACCAAGGATAAGAACTTCTGTCCATCCTTTTGTAACTTTTGCATTTAAGAAATTAAAACTTAGCACCGAAAAGAAAACTAAATCGCAACAAAACATTAGATCTTCTCTTTTAATAATTTTTTCCTGATCTTTAATGTTGAAAGTAAAATCAGTATATATGTCTTTTAATTTTTGTGCTATTGACCGCGGATTATTTTCTATTGGATTAAATATTTTTAAAGCAGTTTTTTGCTCTTCTGATAACTCAAAATTGTATAAGTCTGCTATTTCAGGCTTTTGCCTTGGGAAAATATTAGTTAATTGCTGACTTCGTGGATCATTAATAGTTTTTCCATAAAAAGAATAAATTTTATTTGTTACTAAATTATCTGAAACTGTAAATACTTTCCGTGTAACAAACTGTTGTTCCATTAAATTAATATCTATTTCAGGACATATAATTATTTCTTCAATGGAACGTATTGTTGCTTTTACTTTATAAAAATTACATTTTTGATAAATCCCGCTTATTCTTTTAAGTTTCCTTCTTTGTTCTTCATTTGAACAGTTTATTAATTCAAGAGAGTCTATTAAATCTATTTTTACATCAGTTGTTCCTCCCGAAAAAAACAAAGGGCAGCCCTTACAACTATCTCCACACTCAAAATTACAGGTTAGGGTTGCCTTCTCAGGTGCAGCATAAGAAGCGACTCCCTTTCCAACAACGTGAGCCTTAAAGTAAATGTTCTTTCCAAAAAATTCGCTTTTTGTTGCTTCGTGGAATGTTGTTTTTATATATTCTTCTTCCTCTTCTTCCTCTTTTTCTACTTTCTCTGCTAATGAGACCAATTGATTCCATATAGTATTGAATTGTTTACCTTTGTCAAGAGATGAAAAAAATAAATCTGTAAAATCTGCGTTTTTTAATTCTTTTGGAAAAATTTCTTTAGGCAAATGAATTATAAAAGTTTCTTTAGCATGTGAAACAAGATTTTGACCTAAAATTTTTGCTGATTTTTTACCAATGTCATCTATATCATAACAAATATATACTTTTTTATCTTTAAATAGTGGCAATAATGCTCTATTAAAAGAGCCTTCACCACCAGTAAAAGTAATTCCAGGTAAACCCAGTTGGTTTGCTAAAATTGTATCTGGTTCACCAGCAAAAAGGATAATTGTTTCTTTTCCTAAGTTTTCTATTGGAAATAATGTTATTCCACCATGTCCTTTTACGTTTCTAAACTTTTGTTTTGTTTTATGAAATAAATCATATTTTCTAATATTTATTAAATTATTATCTTTATCATAAATTGGTATTGTTATAAAATTGTTTATCCAGCCAAGTTTAAATTTCCTAATAATGGAATCGTCCCATCCCCTTTTTATTTTTACAGCTTTAAGTAAATGTTCTGAAGTTATTAACAAATTGTTAGCAAAAATTACTTCGGCATTAGACAGAATATCCATTCTTTCGCTTCCAAGAATCGCTGCTTTAGCTTTAGGAAACGAAACTTTATGGTAATCCATATAAAACTGAAAAACATCTCCACCTTTTTGACAGGCATGACAAAACCATTTTCCCGTATCAAGGTCAAGAGAAAGAGATGGCGTTTTATCGTCATGAAATGCACAGTTTACATTTTGCTTTGGAATTGGTTTTAAGTCTGGGAAATATTTAAGGTAAAAATCATAATATTGCATATATTTATTCTTCCATATATTTTTCCATGTATTTACTTTTTATTTAAAAATAATTATTGCGCTTGGAAATGGTGCGCTATTTATTGCCCCTTTAAATTTTAATCTTCCTTTAATGAAACGTATTTCTGTAGCCTTCATTACATATTCATGCCACCATTTTGTATCTGTTCTACTTGGAATTAAAAAAACTACTGTTTTTCCTTTTTTCCATTCTTTAAAACCTTTTTTTAACCATTTTCCAATTTCACGACCATAGGGTGGATTAACAAAATTACTTTCCCCCCAATCAACGTCTAATCCATTAAATGTTGGGTTGCATGGACATGGATCAAAATCAAAATTAAACTCCTGATTTAATTTGTTATAAACGGCTGTTGGGGTTTGCCAATCTAAACGCAAACTTGAAAACATAACATTTGTATTCATATTTATTCTTCCATATATTTTTTGCTTTTCTCCTCATACATTTTCATAACGTTCGCAAAGGTTTTCTTTTCAAGATAAATAATTTTAATCGGTTTAGATAAAGCAAAACATATTCCAAGATCAAACAGTGTTCCCATTGAACGCTGATCCCAAAAAACATGGATTTCATCTGCTTCTTTTATTCGGGCATTGTTGTATAAACAAATTTGTAACTCATCAAAAGAGGAAGAATCAAAAGCCGGCATAAAAACTCTAACAAATTTGTTTTCGTGTTCTAATTGTTCCTTATGTCTTAACATTTTTTCATAATATTGACTGCTTCCTATTATTGTTATTGTTTTTGTTGTCTTTTCTTCATACATTTTGTTTTCCTCCTAAAATAGTTCCTTTTGTTTTTGTTTTAATTCAAAATTAGAAATAAGCAGTTCGGAAACTTTGTCCTTCTCTTTTTTTGTAGAAGAAACAATGCTTACTTGTGGTGTTTTTGTAATATAAAAATTTTTATAAAAATTTCTTACTTCTTCGGTATTCTCATACGATAAAATAAATTTCCCTTTTATTTTAGTGCAAAGTTCTCTCAATAACTTATGTTCTTCTTGCGTAAAGACATATTCATAGTATTTCGTGTTGTTTGCGACAAAATAAGGAGGATCAAGATAAAACAATGTTGTTGGGGTATCATATTGGGGAATAATTTTTTCAAAACTTGCATTTTCAATAACAACATTGTTTAACCTTTTTCTAATTCTTCCCAACGATTGAACAAATTTTGTATTCCATGACGGAGTTTTTGTTGGGCCAGCGGAATAACCGGAGACCAACTGACCACTGAAACTGTTTTTGAGACAATACAAAAACCGAACAGCTCTTTCTATATCGTCAAGGCTGTCCGGTTTAAATGCTAAATATTTTTTATATAATTCTCTCGAAGATGGTAACCAGAAACATTTTTTTTGAAGCTCCCTTAGATTGTTTTTTATTTGAAGAAATAAATTAACAAGTTCTCCATTAATATCATTATATATTTCTGTTTCAGAAATTATTGGAGACTTGTCAAATAAACACCACGCCGCCCCACCAAACACTTCACAATAACAGGAATGTTTTGGAAAAAACGAAACAATAAAGGGAGCTAAGTATTTTTTTCCTCCCATATAATTTAAAAAACTGTTCATTTAAAATGGTACATCTTCGTCTGCGCTATCTTTTATGCTACCTTTTATTGGCTCAATTTCTCTTTGAATATAAACGTTCTGATAACCATTTTTTGTTTTTAGCTCAATTTCATAATATTTATCAATTATGCCAATAAATTTTTCGACTACGTTTGACCACTTAAATTGTTTAATCCCAAGAACTCTTAAATCTCTCGTTAAATAGTCAAGGTTTTCTGCTGTTTCCATCCCACAATATTTTCTAATATACGCACCCCTTTCTTCTCCAGTTTCGACCATAAACTCCATTACGGTTTGAAGTCTATTTGACGCTTTTGACCTGGTTATTCTTATACTACTTAAACTAACCTGATAAACACCATCTGGTAAATTTTCCCCAAACGTCAATTCAACATTGTCTGGATTGTGGATTTCATCTAATTGTTCCACATCATCTTTGTATTCATAATTAACCATTTTTTTGCCCTCCTTATATTATTTGTTTTCAAACACCTTTTTTAAAGCATTCCAATTCATATCAATTTCTTGAACCCTTAAAAGTCTTCTTGTTCTGTCCCCTGCAATCCAATTTTCAGAAGGAGCGGTTTTTATTACTCTTTTTTCACCATCTTCTGTTATAATAGAGGTAAAATAAAGAATAATATCAACAAATCCTTCCATCTGCGTCCATATATAATTTTGCATGGACGGGACAGCTTTTGTTATTGTTGCTATTCTCGTTTTTATTTCGATTTCTTTAGTATGAGAAATTAAAATAAGTCCATAGGGAGAAACTGCCAGCTTTACCAATGGTCTTAAAAATTCATCCTTAACAAGCATCCAAGCCTTCCCCCAGTCTAAATCTGAGGGATGTTGTATATTATTCTTTATCATAATATAATTTTGACATAATTTGTGTAAAATATCAGCAGTATCTATACAAAGACAAGAATAGTCATGTTCCTCTGTGGTAAATTCTTTACATAGATTTAAAAAACTGCCACTACCATTTGCCCAGCTTGACACTGGTTCTCTATACACCGAAAGAGCAGAAAGGCCGCCTTCGGTATCCGCAAACAAAACTTTGTCTATTTCAGAAACAAAAGTGGATTTTCCTATCTTTGGTGCTCCATGAATAAAAATTACATAATCGAATAAGTTTTGTTTTGGTTTACTTTTCTCTTTGGGTAACATTTTTATCCTCCTTTTTTAGATTGTTATCTTTATCTTTTATTTCCCTCATAATTCACAATTCATAACACATTTTAACCCTCCTTTTTAAAATTAATTGTTATAATGGTCATAATAACCATCGTTGCGACCATTGTAATAACCATCGTAGTAACCATCATCATAACCATCATCATAATCAGGATTATAATACTTATACTTGTAATCATTTCTATGGAGAAAATCGTGGATAGCTTTTTGTTTTTCTCTTCTTTCTTGAAGTTCTTTTTTGCTTTCGCTCCAATCAAAATTATTAGCAAGCCGATCTGTTATTCCTGCCTGCGCCGAAAACGAAAAACCGATTGTGATTAAGGAAATAGTTATTGTTGTTGCTAATTTTTTCATTTTTAACCCTCCTTTCTATTCTATTATTCTTCGTCTAACCATATCTTGTTTAACCATTTCTTCATTTTCTCAGAAGAGCCCCAGCATGCCGATGGAACTTCATTATAAAAGAATTCAACAATGTCAGACATTCGTTTAATATTAATATGATCTGCTCGCTTAAAACTTTCCACCAAATTATTTTGGATTACTGCTGTCAGGAAACCGCCAGGTTGAATACGGTCTTCGACGTATGCTTTGACAGCTTTTCGTATATGTTCCGGTAATAGTTCGTAATTTCTCATTTTCATTCCTCCTTTTCATAAAAGGTTTCTAATGTTTCTTCTGTTGGATCATTACAATACTTCAAATATGCACATTCTCCATAAATTGCACATTTTTGACCAGAACGATACCATCTTTTTGTTTTATAGGCCATTTTTATATCTTCAAAAATCTGTTCAATTTCATCAGAAAATTCTCTTAAAGCTTTTTGGTTTTTATAAATTTTTTCTTCATAAAAATAGTCATCTTTTTTCTCTACATATTCCAGCATTAATCGTTTTCTAAATTGTTCTATGTTTTCATTTCTTTTTTGTCTGATAGATGGCTTTCTAACCACTCTATATAGAACACCAACAATCGGTTTTCTTAACCATTTTCGTAAAGCATAAAAATAACAATTCATTTGAAAATCTGTGTCTAATCTCTTTATATAGTTTTTATCAATGCTTGTCGCCGTCTTTATTTCTACAATCCAATTTTCTTTTCCTCGACGATAAAGTCCATCAAGCTCACAAAATAATCTGTGTTTCTTTCTCCCATATTTGCCAATAGGAACAGAAATTTTGTAATGGGGTTCTATGTTTATCTGATAAAAATTATTACAATAACCATATATCATTCCCTGGGTAATAATTTTGGAATTTTCAAGATCGTCTATTTTTTCTTGAGTTGTTGCGTTCAGTAACATTTCATTATATTCTTGATCTATGGCAATCATACATTCTTCAACTGGCTTTCCTCGATGATATTCGGCAACACTCTTATCAAAAAGAGAGCCAATGTCTATATATGTGGCAAAGGTTCGTGGTCTCCATCCCTGATTGACTTGAAGATCAAATTTTCTACGGCATTGTAAAAACGCAGCAATATTATGTTGTCTCAAAATTATTTGTTCCATTCTTTCCTCCTTTAATTTCTACCTCTTTTTCGGCTTTTATAATAGGTTCAAGATAACCATATAAACGCTTACAACAGTCAGAACAAACGCTTCCCAGTCCCCATACAATCCACAGTTTGTCGCTCTGATACATTTCTTCACAAATTTTACATTTTCCCTTTGCCATTTTTTTCTCCTCTTTTAACCTTAATTTTTTCTTCCATTTTCTCAACATCGGTAATTACCTCACCGTTCCAAACCAAAACAGGAACGGTCTGAATGCCGGCTTCAAGACAAATAAGTTCCGTCAATCCTTCTGGTTCTTCAACATTGTATTCTTGATAATTAATTCCCCTTTTTTCCATCATTTTTTTTATTGTTACACAATTAGGGCAAGATTTTTTTGTAAAGATAATAACCTCTTTTTCCATTGTTTCACTCCTTTCTTTGGCTGGTTGGGGGGCAGCCATATTAACATGCCCAGCAGCCCAAGCATGAGACATTTTTCGTAGCGTTGCTTCATTTTCTTTTGGATAGTATCTTTTTGCCCACTCATTAAAAGTCATAATTGACTCCCTTGTCTTGTCTATTGTTTATAATTTTCCTTATTTTATTTAAAGCTCTATTCAAACTGGCTATCTCTTTGTCTGTATAAACCCTTAAATTGTATTTATCTTTAAAATATTTTAAAATTTCTGCATTACCAGCCTTTGCTAAAGTATACAATACTTGTAGGTCTTCTGTCATTCCTGTAGATTTTTCCCACCAACGTTGAGAAACATTTATTGTGTTAAACTTTTTTATCATTATCCTTTTCCAAAAAGCTTAATGAATATCACCATTATTCCAACCGCCCAGGGGATTGCCCACGCCAAAAGCAAGAAGAAAAATATGATCATGCTTTTAAGGTCAAGAAGCGGTTTAGTCATTTTTTTGCCTTTTGTTCTATCAAGTCGACCACTATATCTAACAGCACTTCAATATCCCAACACAAACAATTCTCAGGACAAGTTATAAATTCAGCTTTTCTATGTTTTTCCAATTTCTTTTGAATTGCTTCTATATAATTTTTGACTTTAACGGGGCAAAGCTCTCCGTCATACTCAGCCCAAATTTCAAGTGCTTTTGGATGCCCACAAGAATAAATTGGTGCACCCTTAACCCCGGCAAAATAGTGATCAAAAACTTTGTATTCACAATTTTCACATTCCATATTTCCTCCAAAATTTTTAATCTGCTTTTTGGTTATTTTTTGGATCATTTTCTTTCTCTTTAGCATTTTTTAAGCTATCCGATAATACCGAATAGGTTGCGTTAAGGAATGGTTTAATCATTTTTTCTCTCAAAGGTTGGTAATTTATCCCAAACAATACCCTGTAGTTTTGGCATTTTACACCAATTACCCTCATCGTCAGGGCCTTGTTTGTAGAATAACGGAACCCCGGCATACCGACATTGTTCTGCAACCTCAAAAGCCCAATCATATTTCATTGGTCTGGCTCCAGGGCCGGATTCAGCCCCCATGATTACCCAATTAATTGAATTTCGTAAATAATAAGAGATGTTTGTCCATTCCAAAAGTGGCTCAAGCGAAACAAACCTAACCATAGCCGGTATCCGAAGAAGAACCGGAATACGTTCATCGGCTCTTTTTTGATTTTCAACTGATACACCGAGCCATACATTGGACATGTAGGGTAAAAATAATTGTGCATAATCCCTACTACAATACTCTTTCATACGCTCAGGTCTTTTCGTTAAAACTATAAAGGTGTGGTGAAAAATTCCGTCGTAGCAGATTCGGTCAAACACTGAATCGAGCATCCAATCTTCAATCTCCTCATGGAACAGATCCCCCATAAACGAAACTCCTACACGAGCGGGTTTCTTAATTTTCAATGGTTCGTTTAATTTCCAAGGACAAATTGTCGGTTTAAAGGGATTATCTTTGTTATATCCCCTAACCCCCATGCCAGCTAATCGTTTTGACATGACTTTAGCCCAACAATTTTGGCAACCCTTCGAAACAGGTGAACAGCCGTGGGTAACATTCCACGTATGAGTTAAATATTCAATGTTTGTTCGATTCATCTCCCCCCTCCCTAACCTTAATTATCCCCAATTCCATTGCTTTTTTAACCAGTTCAGCAGTTAGACATTCTTCTAATTCTTGACCATTGATTCTGATTATGCCTCTTTTAGTGAGTATTTTTATAATTTGTTTTCTGGTCATAATTAGTTGCCCCTCACTATTTGAAATAAATTATCTCTTGTAATTAAATCAGCCACATTTTTTTTCGCTTTAAGAATTTTAGAAATTCCTACATCGATAGTTTCTTTTGCAATTATATCGATGTAGGTTACCTTTTTTGTTTGACCAGCCCTATGAACTCTGTCTTCACTCTGTAACCTATTCATGAGAGAATAATCGTTAGAGTAAAAAACCACTATATTTGCAGCAGTAAGATCTACACCAAGCCCTCCCGTTCCCTGTGTTCCGACCAAAATTCTTGCTTTTCCATCTTGAAACTCTTTTATATTTTTTGTTCTTTCGTCGATTTTGGTATCCCCATACAGTTTTACACAAGATATTTTCATTTCATTTGCTAATTTATATATTCTGTCTATGTCATGCTTAAATCTGCTCCATACTACTAATTGATTTCCATTGCTGTTCGATTCTTCCAAAATGTCTCTTAATGCTTCAAGTTTTGGGTTTGTTTCAAAATCAACAATTTTTTCAGAACTATCAACCACAAATCCTGATGTTATTTGAGAGAGTCTCAATAATTGTGTTAAAATTATTGGAGCTGTTACTTTTTCACTGTTTTCTATCTGAGTTATACAATAGTTTACCATCTCATCATATTTTATTTTATTGGACATCGGTAAATCTATCACTCTGTTAACATAAAGTTTTTCTGGAATATCTACACATTCCTCTTTTCTAAATCGTGTTGACCATTCATAAATTTTATTAGATATTGTTTCAGCACTTCCACGATTTAAGAATAGTTTCCAACCATTTCTCCAAAAATATTTATTTATAAACCTGTCGTAATTAAGGCCAAAACTTCTTCCACCGTTTAAAAACAAAAATTGACTAAACAAATCATAAGCATGTTGTGTTACCGGTGTTCCTGTTAAAATCATCTTATATTCAGTCAATTCACCAAGAGACAACAATTCTTTAGTTCTTTTTGCATGCGGATTTTTAATTTTTTGACTTTCGTCTGCAACTATCATCCACCTATTATTCACTTTGTTGTGTAGTTCCTTTCTTAAACCTGCAACACTATCATAGCTCATAATATAAAAATCATAAAAATCATCATTTAATGCTTGAAGTTTATTTTTCTTTGTTCCCTTTAGGGCAATTCCACTATAATTACTCCATTTTTCGACTTCTTCAACCCATTTGTTCACTAAAGAAAGAGGACACACAACCAGACATTTTTCCACTTCTCCTTTTTTATTATTTAGGGTAAACCCTTCTATAGCGACACGAGTTTTGCCGGTGCCCATTTCCCATAGTAATGCGTGAGCTTTAAAATAATTTAACCATTCTAAACCTACAAATTGGTTTCTAAATGGAGTTGGTTTTTTATGATTAATCAATCTTATTCTGTTATGAACATTATCAATTTTTATATTTTCAAGATGTTTTAATCTATTTTTTCTATATTGTGTATTTATTATTTCTTTGTGCGCTGCCATCGCAAACGCTGGGGTATATTTAATTAGAACGTCAACGCCATCAAAAATTAACTTTTTCGGAGGCAATTGGTGTAAAATTACATCCACATTTTCTTTGCTTAAAGGATAAATCTTTTGTTTTCTTTTACTCAATCCACCATACAATTCATAAATCTTCGATTGAATTACCCAAAAATTATCTGTTTCTATTACTATTTTTTTATTTACATATCCAATTTTTATCTCTATTATCTTTGAGTCCATTCGTCCCCGTCCTCCGTATTTACCTCAGAATGTAATTCACATCTTTTGTGACATATTTTACAATCTTTTTCTTCAACATCAACACCATTTATATGATAACAAGCATATTTTTTAGTTTTTTCTATTTTTTCCCACTTTTTAATCATATCAGGTGTAATTTTCTCTTTAGTGGAATAATAAGTGTTCACGAATTCTTTAATTTGTTTTTTCTTAAAAGCATCAATAGCCTCTTTTTGCAAAGAGTCTTTTATCATCTGGTATCTTTCTTTTATTTCTTGTAACTTATTAAGTTTATCGTTCACCCCACCTAAAAGAAAGACTATGCTGTCATAGCGTTCCTTTAATGTGTATTCGATCGCTTCTTCACCATCTTTTTTAACGTTAAACGCTATTTTTAGATATTTTTCTTCTTCATCTCTGTTTATCATCCCTCTCCCTTCCCCCCTTTTTCACACTGTTTTTGAAACCGGTTTTTATCCTTTTTCTTAATTTATTCATCTTCTTCCCTCTCCCTTTCTTGCTTATTATAGTATTCTAAAGGGCATTCCTTTGGGATATAAGAAGGTATCCCTCGGAAAAGCTTTGCTTCTTTTCCTTCATGACAACCTTCATGACAATAGAAACCTGTCTTGTAATGTGGGCAATCGTAGCAATCCCTTATTCTAATTATTCTCTCTGAGTTGTCTTCTGCTGGCCAATAATATTTAAGGCCTCTCTTTTTATTGGCCATTTTTGTTTGTTCAATTAAATCTTTCATCATCTCAGATTGAAGTTTTTCAAAATACTCCGCCAGTCGATCCTCTACTCGGCTTATAATTGCATGACAAGTAGGACAAGCTTCTTTTATTCCTTTTGGGGGATTGTTAAAACCAGTTAAAGTAAAACAACTTCCAAAACTCCCTTCTTCTGCTCCACAAATATCACAAAATTTCCTATTCATTTCTTTTTCACCTCCTCTCGTATGTATTAATCTCTATTTCCCCAATCACTATGCTCAGATTCAATCATAGCCTCAGCCTCAATCAGCTCTCGCCTCTCTATTTTATTCATTTTCTGTCCTTTCACATTTAATTGGTCTGTAATAATAATATCTGTACGTGCAATCAAAACTATCTTGTTGGCTTCCAATACAATTCCCAATTTTAAACGCATTTGGGTCTATAGGATTACTTGCCCCGTCTCTTGTTTTCACACATAAATCACCAATCTGTGCGCCCGCATCTTCTTCTTCACTTTCAATCTCTTCAACAATCCACCATCCGCGAGGTCTATTTCCAACCGCTTCAGGGTCAACGCCAAATTTCTTCACAACTTCTTCTTTAGTCATTTTCTATCTCCTCTTCCTTTTTATGCTTTTCATTCCACCTATCCTCCGCTGCTCGATCAAGGCAATCCTGTATGAACCAGGCTTCCTTCTCATTGCCAGTCTCTATGGCTGCCTTGATACGGTCAAGAGCGTTGCCTTGAAAAAATTCAATCATGGTTAAAATCTATCTCCGATTTTTATAAATCCGTAGGATTGTATTTTCCCTTGTACTTTTTCAAGGACTTCCTTGGCTATTATACCCGTTGTTTTTATCAGAGCATCTTTGACTTGTTCTGTAACACCATTGATATAATCATCCTCGGAAATTTTGATTTTACTAATTACCGCTTCTGCAACGCGTTCTGTGAATCCATCTGAATTGAGTTGTTTAACAACTCGATCAGAAACGGCCTTTGTAACGTTCCAATAATAAGAATTTTTAACTTGCTCTGATATTTTTTTTGCAATTTCTTTCTCGATAGATTTAGGGATAATGTATTCAACCTTAACAAGACTATCTTTTTTTTCACTCATGTTTTACCTCCTTTAGTTGCTCCTGAAAAATTCAATTATGGCTATTCTTCTCTCATTATATGTGTTTTGTTTGTGTCAACCCCGAACGCCGACTTCATAAATCTTGCAGCCCCATCTTTAGAAACTTTATAACTTCCTCCTACATCTTATATCGTGCATGCAATATTACAGTGTCAGCCCCAGGCATAATCAGGATCTTTTTTCATCGCTTTTTTCAATGTATCAAGAGCGTTTTTTATTTCATTACTCATAATGTCTCCTTAAAGTTTCTTTTCATTATAGTATTTACACCCTCTGGAGTTCCCCAGATATACCAACCACCCTCACTGTAAGAACTTTTCATAGGAGGATTTGAAATTACTTTAGGCTTCTCTGTTTTCCCAGTAAGAAAATCACCTAAAGTTCCTTTAAACATAATTCTTGTTTCTCCAAGACAACCTACTGGAGCAGCTATTAATGTAATATTCCTTTCGTATAACGGATTATCTAAATCATCACAACCTATATCTTCCCCAAAAAATAAATTAACAGCATAGTATCCTTCTTTTTTAAACCCATCTAACTTGTCCTCCAACGAAATATAATGTTCATTGATGTACTCGTTTACGTATTCATAAAAAGATAATCTTTGCCTGTTATTGTCCCATTTAAGACCCACCTTGTCTTTTGCATGTTCTATAGCTTGGTTAATAATATATTTTTTATCTGTCATAATGCCCTCTTTTTCAGAACCAAGCGATTTGTTAGCCAAACGTTTAAATATGTTTTTATTCCATTACTCATTTTATTCCTCCCTATCTCTCCCCATTAAATAACCAGGCATAAAAATAAAAAGCCAATAATTGCACCTACCAAGCAAATCATAGATATAATTAGACAGTATTTTTGAAATTTAGATTTTATTTGGTTTCCTCTCTATTTATTTCATCATTCCAGCAATTTTTTATTAATAACTGATAGATTCCCTCTGAAAGCATTTTACAGGACAATGATGTTCCACATGCATAAAAAACCCTCATTCCTTCTGTCATCGCCTTCAATGGAAGTGCATGACCACCTCCTCAAGGTGCACCACATATAAGACAACGTGTAGGGACTCGTACGCCCAATTTTTTTACTATTTATATCCCCTCTCTTTATAAGCAAATAATCTACATCGCTGCCCGTCCCGTATAAAATACCATTCTCCATTTTTATCCCGTTCAGCATATAAAATGCCATGATACTTCATCGCCTTTTTAAGTTCTCCCCTTGTTGGCTCTGAGTTTCCCTGAATAACCACGGTGTTTTTAGCATATTTTTTGAGATCATTAACAACAAAAAAGATCGTTGCACCTAAGATAAGAAAAAGCAAAAACATTAGTAAATTTTTCATTGTCTTTTTTTGAATGGGAAGCTGGAAATCATCCCCCAGGTTGATAAGGGAAGACACCTTTGGGAGACAAGGGATGACTCCAGCGTTCGGGTTAATCTTTCCTTTTCAGTCTAAACATAACCGAGAGCGGCTCTCCCTCAAATTCGCCACTTACAGTGAGAGACTCCCCGCCGGACACCTCGATTAAATCGATCACCTCTGCCATGTCGACATTCTCTGTAACAGCAGAGAATATCGCATCCTTCCTTGGGCCGAGTGTCTTGCGGAAGTCCGAGATAATTGCGCTTAGCTCTCGATATTTCTCGATCATGTCCCTGGTGACACTGGCTTGACTTTCTTCTCCATTACTCATATTATCACCTCCTTTCTGTTTAGGATTTAGTTTCATTTTTAAAACCTCCTTTTTTTTTTGTTTATAAAAATTCTCCCCGTTGTTAGAAACCGTCTTTTAAGATGGCAACCCTCGCCTGAAGACTTGTCG